CGTGACCCTCCAGATGGACAACGGCCAGACCATCTCCTTTGACATAGCCCCGGACGAGTACCAGCCATTCCTGGAAAAGCTGGGTGCCTAAGAGAGTGGGTGACAATTCCCGCTCGTGGTGAGCTTGTCCAACCATGAGCGGGCTGGGTAGACGGCATTTCCCACACACGCTATGAGGTAAACGTGGTAAAAGCGGGCGTAACGCACGACATCACCCTAGAAGATGTGGACGGCTCAAACCGGACCGGGCTCATGCTCGCGCGCGCCAAGGGGCGCCGCGGCTGGACGATTGGCGACCGCAACGTCGTCGCTGAGCGGACGCTGACCCGCGGCGCGATGCTGTTCTCCGAGTTCCCGCCCGACGTCGAGATGAACATCGTCCAGCACAGCTGGTTCGGCGGCGTTGGCGGGTTGACCGAGACGCGCGCGGTCGAGGACTTGAGCGAAATCCACTTCCTCGCCGACGCGAACAAGGTCGACGCGACGCTGGATGGGCGGTTGCGGCCGGCGCAGGAGTTGCGCATAACGACCGTCGATGGGGCGGCGGATGCGGTGCGGCCGTCCGGGTTCGCCCGGGTCGGCACCGAGTTGTGGGCGTTCATTGGCCGCGACGTGTATACGTGGGACTTCACCAACGCGAATTGGGACATCGGGACGGAGCCGGTCGCCGCCGCGAACATTTACCGGAACGGAGTCGAATACGATGGGCGGACGTATGTACCTTCCTGGGTTCAGTCGTCGCACAACCCCACCCGCTACATCTATAAGGCCGACGCCGACGCCAACTGGACGCGGATTGGTGCGGGCACTGGCACGCAGATTCGCGGGGCCAAGTTCTTCGCGAAGCTGCGGAGTGCTGGCGGCTCTGACGTCCTGTATGCTGCACATGTGGAACGCGCTGATAGCACCATTGGCACGCACATCATTGTTTCGTCGACAAACCCCACGAGCACCTCGGCGTGGTCGACCGAGGTGGAGATTGGGGAGAGCGACTCCGTCATCACGAACATGCTGACGGCCGACGACAACGAGCTGCTCATCTTCAAGACCAACGGCATCTACACGTATGACTCGGCGGGCGTGGTGGTGAACCGCACGCCGATGTTCGAGACCACACCGCACGATGACAACTTCAAGGTGGCGTTCAACTGGAACGGTCGCATCCTGACGACCGTGAATGGCAACCGGCTGATGGAGTTGGTGCTGACGGAGGATGCCGCCCGCTACACGTACCGGAACATCTCGCTGTCGAACGCGCTGCCGCGGTTGACCAACTACCACGGGCAGATTGTCGCGATTGGCGGCAACACCGACTTCGTGTTCGTCGTCGTCCACGACAGCACCAACCTCAACTACTACGTGCTGAAGGGCGACCTCCAGCCGGTGGGCGGGGTGACGGATTACCGGTGGCACATCGTCGCGAAGATTGCGTATACGACCAGCACCGACGAGGACGAGGCCGCGGTGTTCCTGGATGGCATGACCGGCGCCAGTGAGATACACGACCGGCTGTGGATTGGCGTCCTCAACGGCGGCGCGTCTACCTACCCCTACTTCTACCCGCTGTCGCGCATTGACACGTCGTGGGGCTACACCAACGACACCGACTGCATCGCGTACTCGGTCAAGTATGACGCGGGGATGCCGCTCATCGAGAAGCGGTGGGAGGCCATCGATTGGGAGACCGCCAACCTCGGCAGTGGTGGCCGGCAGTTCGCGGTCGCGTACCGGCTGGACAATGAGACGGCGTGGACAACGTGGACGTCGGTGACGGCGAGCCCCTATGTGACGACGGCGTTCCCGCTGGGGACGTCGGCCAAGATTCTCGAGGTGCGCATCACGTTTGAGTTGAGTTTGGTGGGCACGACGGCGCCGGAGATTATCACGTTCAGGGTGAAGTCGCAGTTGCGGCCCGACCCGACCAAGCTGATACCGTGCGAGGTCTACCTGGCCGAGCATGTGCGGCTGTTGAACGGCACGTTCGGGGGCGGGACGCGGACGCCGTTGGTGCAGTTGCGGACGTGGGATGCCCAAGCGGCGGAGTTGGTGCTGCGGACGCCCGACTACTTCAGCCCGCGGCGGGTGGTGTTCATGCCCGGGACGTACAAAGAGATGCAGACGAAGCGCCTGTTCGGGCGCCAGCCGGAGTACCACGTTACGTTCGCGCTGCTCGACGTCGGGGTGTACCAGGACGAGGTAGGGGGTCTCGTGGGTGACGGTGTAGGGGTCTTGTGGGACGAGTCGACGTGGGATGACTTTGTTTGGAGTTAGTGTATGGCAAACTCGGCGGATGTAACCGCACATGTAGATACGGCGACGGCCACGCAGTACAACAACCTTCGGGCGGACGTCCTCCACACGTCCAGCGGGCACTTGCACGACGGCTCGAACGGGCGGCAGCACACCAGCGTGCCGACCAACAACGTCCTGTTCCCCGCGACGCAGTCGGCCTCATCGGATGCGAACGCGCTCGACGACTACGAGGAGGGTTCCTATACCGTCGGGCTCACGTTTGGCGGTTCCGCGACCGGTATCAGCTACTCCGACCAGACAGGGCGCTACGTCAAGATTGGGCGGCAGGTGTTCTTCAACGCGCGCATCACGTTGACGAGCAAGGGGTCCTCGACCGGCGGGGCGGTGCTGACTGGCAACCCCTTCACTTGCGCCTACGCGGCGGCAGCGAGTGTCAAGTTCAATAACCTCTCGTATGATGGGCAGGTGACACCACAGGTGAACCCGTCCGCGACGACCATCCGGTTGATGGAGGTTAACCAGACAACCGGCTCTGATACGGACATAGACGACACGAACTTTGCGTACAACACCACCATCATCGTAACCGGGCACTACGAGGTTTAAATGGCTAAGACACTCCTTTTGGAACGAGCGGAGACCAACGCGGACGGGGTTGTCTCGTTGCGGTTCATCAAGCAGGAGACGACCGACACCCCCGGCGGGCAGGTAGTCACGAAGAGTTACCACCGTGTCACTATCGAGCCGGGGCAGGACATTGACATCGTATTGCGGGATGTCGAGAATGACAAGTCGCTGCAGGGATTTGGCGGTGTGCGTGTTCCCGATGAGGCCATCGTGAGGGCGCGGGTGGCGCACGCCCATACACCGCAGACTGTGGCGGACTTCGAACAGAAGATGGTAGACCTGGGACAGCGGGTCGCGAGGCGGTAATATGTGTCAGTTTAAGGTGGAGAAGTGGAAGCCGTGCAGTTGCTGGTTACGGTGGCTTGACTACTATCTAGGCTTGTGGCCGCATAAGTAAGATGTATTGGCGCAGGTTGTTCAACCAGGTGCTCCATTCCTTGCTATTTGCGTTGGTAGTGGGGCTGCCCCAGCTGGCGTTTGAGCGTGAGGGGTTCGACTGGAGGCCCACCGTTGTTTCGATGGGCCTCGCCTTCGTCGTGCGCCTTGCCAGTTACCGCAACGTAAGCATTAAATGACATGACACGACATAGACTATATATGGGCTTTGTCGGATGTCGTGTCGTGCTTTTTCAGTAGACCAGACCGTAGAGTTCCTCGAACAGCTTACGGGGTATGGTGAGCGTGGGCGTCAGTTTGACGTTCGCGGGTAGGGGGAGCGGAACCATCACGGTCGCGGGGAAGGGGTTCGTAACGAGCTGGTAGGCGCGTTTCTCGTGGACGACCGCTTCGATGTGTGGCGCCCCCTCGCGCTCTGCGCGGGAGAGGGCGTCGTTTGCTTCCATCATGTGCTTGACGCAGGACATGTTATCCCTCCTCGTTTGTCCAGTGTGTTTGATACCATTGGCACCACAGCGCCGCAACGTGGCCGGCCGTGCTCATCCCCAAGTAGTGGCCCTGGGTAGACACCCAGCGGCCCGTCGCATCGAAGACCAGCCAGTAGCACCGCTGCCCGAATTGTGGCCAGTCATCCACTTTCAGGTCGAAGCTGCCGGTGAGGCAGTCTATGGGGCGCACAGCCCAGTCTGGGGGCAACTCGTATCCAGCGTAGGGGTTCATTCCGTGACCTCGGTCATGGGTGCCACTCCTTTTGGGCGGCCCAGTTGGGGCCAGTCGTGATTTCGGCGGTGAGTTGGACGGGGAGCAGGCCGTCGAGCATGTGCGAGAGGATACTGCCGCAGACTTGGTCGACGTAGTCGGCGCGCACGATGAGGTTTATCTCGTCGTGGACGAGGGAGATGATGTGCGCCCGGGCGGGGTCGAGTTGGCGGTGGACGCGCTTGGTGGCGAGCTTGATGATGTCGCCGGCGGTGCCCTGGATGACCAGGGGTACGCACTCGCGTTCGGCCTCCAGTTGCTCGTCGCTCGCATCGACCGAGGACCAGGGAATGTCAACGCGCATCCGGGTGTCCTGGTGGTCGCGGTGCAAGCCGTGCCAAATCTTGGTCAGGGTGCAGCGACGGCCGAACCAGGTGTTGACGTAGCCGTGCTCGTAGGCGAAGGGGATGAGCTCGTTGGCGTGCCATTGGGTGAAGCGGGGGTAGTTGCTGTCCATGTTCCGGCACCACCCGAGAGCCGCTTCGGGGTCGAGCCAGAACGCGCTCTTGCGGATGCCGCCGGAGCGGGCGCGGTTGAGCCACGCCATCGCCATGCGCTTGCCGATTTGCCGCTGCTCGCGGTCGACGGTGGGAACGGGGATGTTGTAGGCGAAGGAGGCGGCGGTCTTGTAGACGTCGCCCCCACCGAGCAGGTCGCGGCCCCAGGCCTCGTCACCGGAGACGATGTAGCCGATGATGGGCTCTTCCTTGCTGACGTCCGCCTTCACCCACGTCCATCCGGGCGGGGCGCAGAAGGCGCTTCGGATTTGGTGGGCCCACTCCATGATATAGGGTCGTTCCGTGTCTCCGTGGTGAGTGATGTTCTGAACATTTGGTCCACGAGAAGCCAATCTGCCAGTCTCTGGAGCCTCGGCCCCCGCCGCCGGCGTTTCTTCGAAGGCACCCGCTTGGATGAATGACGGGTGGATTTTCCCGTCCTCTTGTACCAGCTCAGGCAGGCGTCGAACGTTATTGCGCAGAGCCTGTTGAATGGATGAGCGATACTCCAGCAAGGGGAGGAGTGGCGTCTCGACCGAAGGAAGGCGTGCCAGGGCGCGAAGTGCAGCCAGCGAAGTCGAGGGCGCTTTGTTGCCGGGGACGTACTGCAAGGGCAGCGACAGCCCGGGCGGGATGAAAGCGAGTTTCGATGAGGCGCCAAAGCGAATACCAGGAGCACAGCCGCAAGTATCCACAGGAACACGAGGGCGCCGAGTACAGTTAGCATCGTGAATCGACCGTCCTTTCCGTTCTCCGACCCGCTTCAATCGCATCCGCGGCGGGCCGTACAGAACATTGCTTATGCCATGGGGTGAATCCCAGTTGACCTCGTAGGGGTACACGTCGACGAGCTTTGCAGTGACCTCGGCCAGCTCCGCGGTCAGTTCGACGTCGAGTTTCTGGAGCGGCGCAACGTCGAGGGGGATGCCGGCCATGTGCATTTCGGCGAGGATGGGGATGAGCGGCCGCTCGATTTCCGTGTAGACGGGGGTCAGCTTCTCGACGCGCAACTCTTCGCTAAGGTGGTCGAACAGCCGCAGCGTCATGTCGGAGTCCGCACAGCCGTACTGGACGACGTTGTTGATGTCAGACCAGTCGACGTCCTCGAAGTGCGTCTGGCTTATCTGGAGGCACGCGAGGGAGAGGTCCTTTAGGTGGGTCGACGGCTTACGCAGGACGTAGGCCATCGTCTTCGTGCACTCGCCGTTCTCCAAGTGGATGCCCTGCATCGCGCACATGACGTACTCGTATTGGAGGTTGTGCGCCACCTTGATGACGGTCGGGTCTTCAAGGACGTGCTTGATGCAGGTGATGGGGTCGGTGGTGTAGCGCGCCTCGCCGCGGCAACGCGACACGGAGAAGCCGATGGGCCGGCCGCGCATCATGGAGAAGGTGCGCGCCCACTGGTGGGAGGCGGCGTCGGCTTCAAAGTCGAAGGCGATGCACGGGGCACCGCACACGTAATCGGCCATTTCCTTCCCGGTCACACGGCGGTAGTCGGTGGGATTTGGACGAGGGGTGAAGTCGCCGCGGGCGTACTCGTCGGTGAACCGGTTGGCGTCGAGCTCCATCTCGGCGAGGATTTTCGGGTTGCGCAGCCCGTAGGCGGGGTGGAACCACGGTACGACCCAACCGCTCCAGGTACCAAGGGTGCCGCGGAAGGGTGCGCCGTGTACGCTGGTGATTTTCACCTTCGACGCGAAGACGTGCAAGGGGGTAGCGCCTAGCGTGATGATGACGGCGGGTTGCGCGCGCTCAACCTCATCGGTGAGCAGCGGGAGGAAGGGCTCGATTTCGGCGTTGGTCGGGGTGCGGTTGCCCGGGGGCCGGTACTTCACGACGTTGGTGACGTAGTAGCGGCTGGTGCCGGTGTACTCCACGATTTGGCGCAGCAGCCGACCGGAGCGGCCGACGAACGGGCGTCCCTTCAGGTCCTCGAATTCGCCCGGCGCTTCGCCGATGAGCATGATGTTCACCGGCGTCGGCCCCTCCCCCGGCACATACCGCGCGTTGGGGTATGGCGACGGTGGGATGTTCATGGTAGCCACCCTTCCTCCTTCAACTCGCTGGCGCACTGGAGCAGCTCGGGCGGCGTCAACATGGAACCTACCATGGTGAAGCACTTATCGATAGCGTGCGGGCGCCGTGTGCTCAATGGGATTTCTGATTCGTGGCCGGTTGGCTGGGTGTTAGGTGTGCGGGGATAGAGTTCGAGTATGCGGCCGCCCATGCCTTGTAGGAAGTCCGCCTCGTTCGGGAAGCGGACGTCGTCGACGACGAAGCGCATTTCCTGTGGTGCCTGTTTGATGGCGTTGACGAGCTTTAAGGCCCACACGGCGGGGTGGATGGAGCGGACGCCCTCGGTGCCGAGCTTCTGGAGCATCTCGCGGTGCGTCCTGCCCCACTGTGGGCATAGCTGTTCAATCCAGGGGTAATGGAAGTGTGCGGCCGGGCACCCGTAGATGTAGATAGCAGCGGTACGGATGGGGTGCGCAAACGAGACGCGCTTGTAGTCGTGCTGCACTTCTAGCAGCTTGGCTAAGGTGGTCTTGCCGCAGCCAGATGGGCCGTGGATGCCGATTATTCGGACTGCTTCGGTTCCCATGTGCTGAACTCCTGTAGCAAGGTGAGGATGTCCGGGTTGTGGACAATCAGGTCGAGGATACCGTTCGCCATGCCCTCGATGAAGCCCTCGGACGGCTCCTCGTAGGGCGCGTAGATGTGCTGGATGACGTGGAGCAGTTCGTGTATGAGGCACTGGACTTGTTCGATGTCGTCGACGTCGTCGCGCAGCTTGATGTTGTGCTGGAGGAAGTCGGCCTCCGCCAACAGGTTCATCCGTTGGAGGTAGGGGGTCTCGTGGGTGACGGTGTAGGGGAACGCGCTGACGTAAATCACGGGGAGTAACTCGGGGATTGACATGCAAAACCTCCGTTCAAAATGGGGTGCCGCCCCAGGCGCTGGCTACTTTGCTCCGTCGTGACCGCGGCTATTCGCAGCACTGCCACGGTTCGCCAGCGCCCATTTCTTCGAGGCGGCTAATTTAGCTGGCCCAGGGCGTTTCACCCTGGGAAATCTGAGTCCCTTCCAGGTAGGCTCAGTCGGGGGCTAGCTCCCTAGCGGCTGCTCTTCCGCCACCAGCTTCCGTTTGTGTTGTTTGCGATGCCGCACGAGGGCGACGCCGAACCAGGGCGTGACCATCCACGGCAGGATGTGCATGACGACCGGGGGATGGGTTATAGTTCGCACGACCAGCCACTTCATAGCGCGCCCTCACGCCAAGCGGCGACGGCCAACGTGCTGATTAAGCCGAGGACGCCGAGGACGAAGGCTACGAGCGCAACGGCGACGAATAATGGGGCGCGGGAAACGACAGCAATCATGAGTGCGGACAGTGCCGCAAGGCCGACGAGGCAGATTAGGGTTGTCGAGAGTCGCAAGAGTAGTAGCATATGCACCTACCTGTGTGGGTCGGAGCAGTCGCGGGTGGACCCGCAGCGCAGGCAGATGATTTTGCACTTGCGCTGCACCACGGGTCCGCCGCAGAACTCGCACCGGATTAGACGTTCTCCAGGTTGAACGCCGCCTGCTTGGGGGCGGTCTTGCTGGACTTGCTCAGCGCCTCGGGGGCGTCGAGGGCGGTGATACCGTCACGGCCGACACGCATGTAGCCCTTGTCGTCGATGTAGGCGTTCACCCGGAAGTTGGCCTTCACCAACTGCTTCGCGACCTGGCGCAAGGTGTCGCTGTCCTCGGCGTCGACGTCGATGACCGGCGGCTTGCCGTTGAGCATGGCCGTGGTCGTGCGGAAGAACTCGGCGCCGGCCTCGTCGTCGGTCACGGTCTTGGCGGGCCGGTCGCCCTTCGCTGCAATGGTGTAACCGCCGATGGACAGGGTGATGCGGGGGCCGAACTTGCCCTGGTGGGGGCCGTCCATGATGATGGTGCTGATGTCCAGCTTGAGCTGGGGCTTGGCACCGTCCTTCGCAGGCCACTCACCAACCTCGGTGCTGGCGACACGGACCAGGTACTTGCCCTTGGGGGCCTTGGGGTTGAGCTCGTCTTCGGTGTACTGGTAGAAACGCTTCAGTGTCGAGGGCATACTATTTCTCCTTATTCTTCTTGTTGGTGGTCGATTTGGTGTCCGTGGTTGCCTGGGTCAAGAGCGCCCACATTTCCGGGAACGTGGGGTTGACCAGTTTGTCGGGCAGGTCGGCGGCGAGCCAACCGTGCTCGAACTGGTTCTTCACGTACTCTGTGCCGGTGCGCAACATGCGCACGGTGTGGATGGGGTGCGGCCGGTTTCCCTCCCGGGAGAGCTCGGTCTTGCAATAGAGTACGAAGTTGAAGTAGTGTGCGACGTGCAACCGGAACGCACCGCGCACAGAGGGTGACACGGTGTAGTCGAGGAAGCTGGGGTCGTCATCCTTCCTGTCCGTCACACGAGCGGTCATGATGACCGGGCACTGGAGTGCGTTGGGCGTGGCAATCATCATGATGCGGAAGAACTGGTTGAGCAGGTCCATCCACTGGGCGTAAGTGCTGCCGCCCGTATCCTGGTGTGTGGCGATGAACAGCAGGTCGAACTCGCTCAGGCCGTCAATGACCAGGGCGTCGAGAGGGTTGCCCTCATTGGCGTCCTGGATGAAGCGGCGCATAACCAGGTCGAACTTGGTGATGAAGTCGTTGCCGTCGAGGAGCGGCGAGGTCAGCCGCAGGGACGTGCCCTTGTCGGTCTGCCGCATCTCCTCGGGGACGCCGAGCGCGGGGAAGTCTTCGGCGCCGAACGTGATGACCTTGGTGCGCGGCGCCACCACCTGCTTCATGCGCCAGTCCCATCCGGCGCTGACGGCGAGCGGCGACTTACCGGCGCCGGCCTCACCGTATAGCAGGAATGACATGGGGGGAACGTAAATGTGTGGCATTGGTGCCTCCTTCTCTGTGGTGTCAACCACTTTATCAGACTGAGGGGTCGGTGTCAACTGTCTCCTTCCGTTGCGCGTCGTCTACTGACACGGTGAAGAAGGTGCGCGCGGCGGCGTCAACGTTGCCGCCCATGATGCGCGTCATGCACAGCTCCTTGTACGTGCACCACTGGCAGCGGCGGGCGTAGCGGGGCTTCACCGGGGCGTCGAGGGTGCGGGCGTAGGTCAGAACCTCCTGGTAGGTGGCGGCGAGCATGTCGGGCGTGAAGATGACCTCGGGGCCAGTCTTGCCCACTGAGGTCTTGCCGGTCGGGACGCACACGTACTGGTAGGAGACGAGCCGGTCGGGGTACATTTGGGAGAGGCACAGTGCGTACATGCGTAGTTGGGGCGTCCAGAGGACGTACTCCATGGGGTTGTGGTCGGTCGTCTTGACGTCGACGAGGCGGATCGTGTGCAGGTCCTCAACGGGGTCGTCGATGAAGAGGACTTGGTCAGCGCGCCCGTGCAGCTCGACCTGGATTTCGTCGTCCTCGACAACGCCCTGCACGTCAAACTCGACGTGCCAGTTGCCGGCTACGAGCCAGTCCGGAACGCGCGTGAGCGCCCGCAGGACACCTGGCAGGTACTTGGCAACCTCCACTTCGTCGTTACCGGACAACGCGTGAAGGGTGATGGCGGCGGTCGCGCGGACTTCTTCGGGGGAGATGACGGTGCCCCGCTGCTCCCACAGCAGGGTTTCCAAAACTTGGGCCACGGCACTACCGGAGAGGACTGGCCCACCAACCTTGCGGGTCAGTGGGCGCAGGTGCTCCACGTAGCGGTAGTAGTGGGCCAGGGTGCAATCGTCGGCCAGGATTAACTCCGACGGCGACGCGCTATATGACCGTTTCCAATTCGTCATTCTCGTACCTCCTATTGCGCGGATAAGATGTTGATGATGCGGTCGCGTAGGACGTCTTCCTCCAGGTAGAACGGGTCAAGGCCGTCGGCCAGCCAGCCGAGTAGTTGCGTGAGGCGCAGGTCAGGGTACTGCTCCCAGATTTGCCCGACGAGCGCGAGTGTCGGCCAGATTCGTGCACGATCCCTCATAGTGTTCCCTCCTTCTCTGCCAGCATCTGCTCAGTTCCATTGGATTGGTGCTGCACTTGTCCGACAGACTCACCTTGGTAAGCCCAGGAGGGTGCGCAGGTGGTTGGACTGCCACGCATGTTCCGCCGTCAGCGCCGCGTCGTTTAGCGTGTTATCGCTAATCTTGAACCCGAAAGAGCCCGCAGCGTAACGGGCAGCGTAGGCGGCGTCCGTGGCAAATGCTGCCCAAGCGCCTGTGTTAAAGTGTTCCAGACCAACGGCGGTCACACAGCGGTAGGCAGCGTTGGCACCGATGTTGATGTAGGAGTTTGACCGTGTCTTCCAGGCAAACGTACCCCACAGTTCGGTGAATGTGAGTAATGGGAGGGTGCCAGCAGGGAGGGCTTGTCGGGCGGTCGCAATCTTCTCGTGGGCGAGGGGGGCATCAGTCGCGTCCCAAAGGGTGAGGACGTGCTCAATGCAATCCAGGGCGAAGGTCGCGATGAGCTGTGGGGTGTAGGTGCCAACCTTTTCGAGCAAGCGCGCTCGTTGGAAGACGGCCTTCCCTAGCGAGTCGAGATGGCGGAGTGGGACGCCGTCACCTTCGACCGTATAGAGGGCGGGGCCAAGCCAGGCGATTAGGTGGTCCACGTCACAAACGTGGTAGCCACGAACACACAGTTCAATGTTGCGGATAAGGCGCATCCACTTGGCGGGCTGGCCGTCTTTCGGTAGGTGCCAACGGCCGCTGCCGCCGTGACAGGGGGTGCCGTCGACGTGGAGAAACTTGTAGTAGGTCATAGCGCCTCCTTTATGCGAGTGAGTACCGATTCGGGAACCTTGCAGTCACGTAACTGCTCGTCGGTGGGGCGTAGGAGTAGGATGCCGTCGGGCCAACGGGCGTAAAGGCGCTGCAACATGGCGGGGCCGACGCCCCGAACGGATGCAACCATACGCTGTTTGGTCTTGCGGCTGTCTGAGCCGGCGATGGCTTGGAACGGGGCGCGCGAATCCTCGGCCATGAGCAGCTTGTAGGCGCCCAGTTGGCCCATAACTTCGCTGTCGTCGGTCGAGAGTGGCAGTAGCAGGATGCCCAACAGTTGCAGGGAAACGAGGTATGCCATCACGTTCGTGTGGAAGTGGTGGGGGACGCCACCCCGCAGCGCCAGACAGACGATGCCGTCCGGCCCCACTTCGTCACGACACGCCCGCAGTTGGCGGGCGAGGCGGCGGGTTGAGATGGATTGCAGGAGGTCGGGTTGCCGCTTCGCCTCGACGGCGACCAGGCGGTTGCCAATGGCGAAGGCCCAATCAAGCTCCTGCGGCATCTTGACGTGGACAACGCCATCGGATTCGGTTAGGGCGCGCAACTCGCCCTTCCCGCAGAGCAGCGCACCCTGGGGTCCAAGGAAGCGGGCGCCATCGTAAATACCATCCGGCTGTAGGTTCATCCGCGATTCACCACCTGTTCATATTCGTCCAGCAATTTCAACTGCTCGAGCGTCTCCACGGCGTACTTGCAGTATTGGGTGTGGATGTTGTCCAGAGCGGCCGTGGCGGTGCTGCCTTGCGCGATGAGCAGGGCGGCTAGCACGGTGCCGGTGCGGCCATGCCCGCCAGCACAGCCAATCTCCACCCGCTCTCCGTTTTCCACCAGGCGAAGGATGGTGGAGACTAACGTACCAAGGTGGTTAACATGGACAACCCCATAGTCCTGCCAGGGCAGGTAGATGACGGGGAAGGCGAGGTTATACTTGTCGGTGGGTGGGGTATGAAACCCAAGTGCGGGGCTGTTGTAAAGGATGCCGGGGCGGTCGAGCCACTGCGAGGCGAGGTAGACGCCGATAGTGGGCCATTCGGCTTGCGCGGGGGTGCTTGCCGAGCGGTAGGCCGATGCGTAGATAAGCCTGCCGTTGCGGAGGGTGACGGGCGTGACGTGGTGCTCGCATGGGGCTTCCGTGACGGTGGTAACGGTGGGTTCCTGGAGCCATAAGAAGCAGGGCTTGCAGATGCGCTTGATGTCGATGCCAAACATGGTCATTCCTCCTTCAAGTTCGGATTCGGGGTAAAGCTCTTCGCAAACGTCGCACGTTAGCATCGGGTCACACTTCCGTTGCGACCGTCCACGGTGACAACCTCACCATTGGCCAGGATGTTGGCGAGGGGTTGGCCGACCACGCACGGCTTGTTGAACTCGCGGCAGACGATGGCGGCGTGGCAGGTGCGCCCGCCAACGCTGGTGACGACGGCCACGGAGGCGCGGATAGCCTGTATCATGTCGGGCTTGGTCATTTGCGTGACGAGGACGCTGCCCGGGCGGAATGGTTCCTCGCTCGGTTGGCGGTGGACGGGGCCAGTGCCGACCAGTTTGGTGATGCCCAAACCTGGCTTGCCTGCGAAGTTGGCGAGGATGCGGTGCGAAATGGGTCGCACTTGGAGTATCCAAAGCAGGTCGTCGCTGTCCGAGTAGGCCCATTCAACGTCGATGGGGTGGTTAAACTCCTTCGTCAAGCTGATTAGGGCGGACATAAGCATGGAGAACCAGCGGGGGTTCCCGGGTAGTGACATCTCCTGCAAGGAGGCGGAGAGGGAACCGGCGGGTGCGACTTCGCCCGAGACCAGGCCGCTCCCATCTTGGCGTTCCACCCAATCGAGGCAACCTTTGTACATGTTGCCGCTGTGGATGTCGACGCTCAGGTAGGTGCCCGCCATGGCGATGCCCTCAACCATTGGCTGTACGAGGACAGGGAGGGTATCGGGCAGCATGACGTCGAAGGCTTCGGCGTAGAGGCGCGCTGAGTCGGTCGTCCGCCGCACTTGCTCAATGGCGGCAGTCAAGGCGGCGGCTTCGGCGGGGACATTGAGCAGCGTCTTGAATTGACCGGCGAATGAAAGCTCACCGGTGTCCTCGACCGGCGCTGACGACCGCACGGCCAAGAGTGCAGTCGGCTTGATGGCGTAACCCATTACGTTAAGGTCGGCAGCGATATCTCCCCGATTGGGCGTTGTGTGTGGCTGGGCAACCCAAGTTACCGGCACGTTGTAACGGCCGATGAGCTTCTGGAGGCCGACGCCCTTGCCCCCGATAAGGGCAAGCCGTTCTTTGAGTGAACCAGTAGGTGCGTTTGCAATCAGTCTAAAGAGCATGGTGCTTCCTCCACATAGCCGCATACTGGCGGTCGCAGATAGATACTAGGTACGCCACGTTGCCACTTTGGTTTTCCGAGAGGATGGGAAATAGGTGGCGGCTGGACGACCACACCTTATCGAACAGCGAACCGCCGTTGTGCTGAATGCCGAAGAGGGAATCCACGAATAGGGTTGGGGTGATTTCGTCCTGCAAGTAGGAGTAAAGGAGACCGGCGACACGCGCCCAAGCCTCACCCCCGTAGACGGTGCCAGGGCACAGCTCGAAGATTCTGATGGCGGTCCGCAAGGCCTCAATACCGTAGTATTGCCGGATGCGGAACCAAGTGAGCCACGCTTCGGACCGCCCACCGTGAAGGTTTTGCATGACTTCTTCGACGGGGGAAGCGACCTGGCTAGCGATTTCGCGGACGCTGTGGCGCACCTCACCGCCGACGGCCATGTCGACATAGCGGGCGAAGCGTTCGGCCAGATCCTTTGCGTAGGGCTTGAACAGCCCCTCGTCGAGGCCGTCCAAGGCGAGGTCGTACAGGACGTAGAAGTTGGCGGCGTTATCGGGGAGGGCGAAGTCCGGGTCGATGTCCCACAGCTTTAACGCGCGGTGCCGCTTGCTGCCACAAAGGCAGTCAAGCTCGTCGCACTCGGGGCAGCGTGTGCAGTGGCAGTCTTGGAAGCGCTCCCCGCAGCGGGCGCACTGGTCACATTGGCACTGCTCAAGCAAGTAGTTGCAATACTCGCAACGGTCGCAGGAGCAGTCGACATCGAGTTGGGTGCAGTTGTCACAACGGTAACATTCGCAAAGGTAGACGAGTTCGTCACATCGTTCACACCGAGGGCAAATGCACTCGTCGCTGATGGCGTCGCACTCGGGGCAGCGCACGCAGGTGCAATCCGGTATACACTCATCGCACGCGGAACACCGTTCGCAGGTGCAGTCAGGGGTGCGGTTGATACAGTAGGCACAGAGTACGAGTGGCATTTAACCTCCATTCAGACCGATTAGTTTGCGGGAGAGATGGAGCGGGTCGGGCCAGCGGCAGATGAGACCCTCTCGTTCTGCGTCGGCGACCCACCGTTCGACCTCCCGCACGGACACGCCGCAAGTGTTGGACAGCTCTTGCTTGAGGTTGGCCCACAACTGGGGGCCGGCGGCGAGTGCGTTGCGGAGGACGGTGAGGTATTCGGCGCCTGCACCCTCGACCAGCTCGAACAGGCCGGTCGTGTAGTTGACGCTTAGTTGTTGGGTGGGCGGGTGCTTGGTGCGGGCGCGCGTCTTGTGGTACTGGAGCGTCCAGACTGTTTGCGGGTTGTTGCAGGTTAGCCCGAGGACGGTCGAGGGGCGGTCAGTCCAGACGCTGTTGCCACGGGCGGCGTACTTGCCGTCGTCGTGGAATTCCAGGGACGGTTTCCTTACGTGGTGGATGCCGATGAAGGTAAGGGGGTTGGGCGCTGCCATCGAGAGGCCGTCGATGGCCGAGTAGAACTCGTCGCCCACGTTCGAGTCGTTCTCGTCACCGCGGAAGAAGGCACGGAGGGGGTCGATGACGAGTACGTGCGGCGCAACGGCGGTGATGGCTTCACTGAGCCGCTGGAAGCCGGATTGCGTGTTGACCTTCAGGTCAGCCACGGTCGTGATGGCGAGGTGGTGGGCGGGCAAGTCCTTGTACGAGGAGAGCAACTTGCGAAGCCGCTCCTGATATTCGCCCTCGGCCACCTCGGCCTGGACGATGAGAACCTTGAATGAACGGGGGACACGACGGGTGAAGAAGTCCCCCGCACTGGCTAGTTCGAGGGCCATTTGCAGGCCCAGGTAGGACTTGCCGGCCTCACTCGGCCCGACGATGAGCAGCTTCTCGCCCAAGGCGAGGATGCGGTCTTCGATGACCGGCTCGTAGGGGAAGTCTTGCTGAACGAAGTCCTCCGCCCACCAGACCTTCGCCTCAGTGCTCATAGGCCGTCTCCTACCTGACTGGATGTGGATGAGGGCGGGCCGATGTCATCAATTGGGACTCCATCGATGCGCCCCGTCCGGGCAGGGTAGACTTGGTTGCGTTCGGCAGCGCAGACTGTGCAGTTGCAGGTGATGCGCCGCCGGTTGGGGGTGGCATTGTCCGTGAGCCGGTTGTACTCGTCGTAGGCCGCATAGATGCGGTTGAAGCGGGTCTCGAGGGAGGCGACATCGAAGCCGGTCATGATGGTCTCCTGCTCGAGAACGTCGGATTCACGGGCCATCCAGCTTTCCGAGGCGGTGTCGCACCAGACGTTGCCGCCCCGCAGGCTGACGCCGATGAGGTATACGGGCGGTGCACGTTGGCCATTACGTACCAGCGTGACACGGTGGCCCACGAAGGGGAGCAGCCGGTTCAGGAGCGTGATGGTCGGGTCAGTCATTGTCGTCGTCCTCGAAGTCGTCGGCTGGTGAAAGGATGTTGTTAACGATGTCGACCAAGTCTCGGATGCCCGTTGAGAGGGCGTCCATCTGGTCGTAGAGAACCTCGACTTCACTGTCGGGAATGGTGGCGTTATCCAGGAAGGTGCTCAAGCGCCAGTAGGCGTCATCGAGTGCTTGGGTTAACCGTGCTAGCTCGTCGTAGGCGGGCATGTTACCAGCCTCCTTGTTCGAGGTCGGTCTCGCCATTGAGCCGCGGGGCGCGGTACTTGCGCTCCTCCGCGGGTTCGACCCGAGCGAAGAAGGCGGCGAAGAGCTGGTCGGCCAGCGTCTGCATGGCGACCGCCCGCTGCTCGGTTGGCAGTTTGGTGAGGGGTTCGTCGACGTCGCAACGGCAACCGGTGCCGTATTTGCAGACGCCATCGATGAGCTCGGTGCTGCGGGCAATGATGCCGCAATTGGCACAGATTGCGCCTCGTTGGCGGAAGTCCTTGACGAGGTAGTCGCGGGCTGCAGGGGTGAACATGAGGCGTTGGGCCTCATCGGGCATGAGACTCATGCCCACGATGGCACCGTCACGCCGGAATACGATGTGCAGGTTCATGTTGCCTCACTTGCGATAGGATTGCCCCGCAGGGTGCGTTAACACCCCACGGGGCGGGGGAACCGGACGACACGAAGGAACTACTATTCGGCGTGTCCCTTGCGGAACGCATCTGACGGGACCATCAGGAGACCACGCCCGTGCTCATCCGGTAGCTTGATGATGGCTAAGCCCTCGATGGTAAAGGTGGCGATAAAGCCGTTGCGCTCGTCCCGATGAACACCAAACGGGTGGAGGGAGGAGAGGCGGATGCGCACGTTGTCGCCAATTTCGACGGGCACCCCGTCGGCGTCGAGGTACTTCGCAACGGGCGGCGGCTCGGGCATCACCAATTCAAAGTCGTGCCTGGATGCAATGATGAAGCGGCTGTTATCCTTGTTCATTTCCGCAAGATACACCTCCCAAAACGTGGCGGTGGGGTCGCTGAACGTGAGCTCCCCGGAACGGGCGTCGTACTTGGTGATGCCGTACTTCTGCATCTTGTCGGAGACGATGCGAACCTTTGAGCCTGGGCCGACTGGAACGCCGTTGGTATCGGTGGGTATGGGCTTGTACATGGGGACTCCTTCTTCACAATTTCACTGGGATGGGTACGTTTGCGGGGGAAGGGGCGGTTACATGGCGGCACCTCCGAGGACTTGGGCCAAGACCCAAAGCCAGTTTGCGACGTGCCAGGTTATGTAGGCGGTCACGAGGACCGCGATAACTTTCGACATAGCTGGGCGAGCCTGGCGGTGTGCTGCTCCGTGAACAGCCCGAGAAAGGCTGGCTTCGGGGCGGCGTCCCGGAGCGTGATTGGACGTAAGAGGGCGATAAGGCGGGTAAGCTCCGCCTCGACCTCGTCCCAACCGTCGGCGGCGAATCGCTTCGTGTCGATGCGGCCGGTCGGGTTGTCCTCGGTGATGGCTTGCTTGTCGTAGAGGACAATCTTCGCCGTGCCGGGGACAAGTTTGAGGTCGTGGTTCCGGGGGCCACAGCTGGACGAAACCTCTATGCGCCACCGCCCGCCCACCCAACGGGTGACTGCGTGCCGAACGACACGCTTGCGGAAGGCGGGCATCTCATCGTCCCGCTCGCTGAAGTATTGCGCCAGGCTCATGCCTGCCCTCGGAGGGAGTGGACGGTCGTGACGGCGAAGGGGGCGAGGCCGTGGATGCCGGCATCCAGTGCTTGGCCGCAAAGGACGCAGGCTTGGGTGCCCGACGGGCGGATGTCGCCCACGAACCGGTGCTGGCCGGTTGTGTGTGGGCGCAGGACGTTCAGCGGGTTGTCCCGCAGGTTGAGTTCCTTGCGTGGGAAGCGAAGCTGAGGCATTGTTGTCCTCTCCTTATGCCCTGAAGGGCAACTGAACGTTGAAGTCGAATGGCTTTCGCCGCAAGGTGTGACCCTTGCGGTCGGCGTGGTGTTGCGCCTTCTCGAGTGCGAAGCACCAGAAGGCGCATGATTCACACGCAAGGTATGAATCGTGGGTACGGGGTTGCCCAAGGATAGCCTTGGGCACGGGGTACATGGGTTCCTTCGGCTCACGGATTTGGTGCATCGTTCACCTCACCGGCGCAGTTCTCGCAGAGGCCATAGTCGGTGATTTCGCTGCGCATCACGAAGGCTTCACAGCGCAGGCAGGGATACCAGGTGCCCCTGTGCTGGTTGAGGAACCGGAGGAACTCCCGAGCGACCGTGATTTCCGTCTTGTCCATAAGCACCCCCTAGCTGAATTTGGCCCGCTGCTAGCTTAACCTGCCACCGGCAGGCTTGTCAACCCTTGGCTTCCAACGGGGGCTGGCGCCGGTGCGCTGCATCCCAGGCGTTGCTGGTCACGTAGCGGCGGCGGGACGGCTGGGCTGGCTCGGTGCGGTGGCCCTTCTTCCGTTCGTGGGACACGTACTCGAGTGGGCGGGTGTCCCGGCTCGCCCAGTCGCAATCGAGACAGATGCGCTGGGTGTAGGCGGTTACAGGACACCCACCCACTCAGGGAGGGGGCAGAGGATGTTGCCCCGCTCCACGGAGAAGGCCCAGCGGTGGGCCATGGCCTCCACCTCGAAGGTTTGCGTGTGTAGAACCGTGTGTCCGAGTAGGACGAGTACGGTGGGGTAGCCCCGCCCCAGGTGGACGATTGTGCGTAGTGGCATGAAAACCTCCAGAGCCTCTGCCGCTCAAGTCGGCTGAAAGGCTGGGACAATTCTAAGCCAAATGGGGCGGCGTTGTCAACCTTGCCGTTCCATTAGGCGGATGAGGGAGCGGCCAGGGCCGTGCTTGCAGGAGCAGACACGAAATCCGGCCATGCGCCCGAAGGCGTGTTGGTAGGGGTATACGTACATGTGTCCACAGGGGAGGGCTTTCACCAGGTAAATCATGGCTTGAACCTCCAGCAGAACGTTGCCGATGGCAGTATAGCACAGTTGGCGGCGTTTGGCACGCTGGCCGTTTGGTCGGGAAAACGAATGACACGACACGACATATGTATTGGTGCGGGGAAAGTCGGATGTCGTATGTCGTGTAATTTCGTATCTGGCGGGGGCAAATACACGACAAAACATGCGACACGTTTGCAAGGCGGGTCGTCCCTCTGCTGGGTGGCGTCTGCTGGCACACGCACGCACATGTGGGCACACGCACGGGGACATGCGGAAGAAATGAGGCACACGGAAATCACACAAATGGGACTTGACGCGGCGTCAAGGTAGGTGTATTGTGGTGTTGCTGGACTTGACGATAGGACAGGCCAGCAGGGAGTATAGAACGGATGACGACCACTCAAGAGCAGGCAATAGCAATTTTGGAGGCGATGCTGGAGAAACAGAACACGATCCTGGCAAAACTGGACGCTATGACGGCCAGTCAGCTGGCAAGCCAGGACGTGGTCACTCCCAAACGTCAACAGGGTAGGAAGGCCAAGTTGGCTACGCCAACGACGGCCACCAATGCCGCAGAGCCTATCCCTGGGAAACTGGTACAGGCGAGTAGCCAAAAGTTTACCGCGACGCGTCATCAGCGTGCCGCCGGTAATGCGGCCGCTTACATCTGTTTGGGATGTAAGGGCTGGGGCTTTCACCAGGGCTTCGCGGACACACACCGCGCCAAGGGCCACGACGTGCTAACCAGGGAGGCACACGGAAATCACACAAATGGGACTTGACAGGGCGGCGCTGGAGGTGTATTGTGGTGTTGCTGGACTTGACGATAGGACAGGCCAGCAGGGAGTATAGAACGGATGATGGGGACGACGGAATTGCAACCAGACACCCATGAGGACAGGCTCTGGGAACGGCTCAAGCTTAAGGGTGAGTCGTTCACGCCTGAACACATCCTTGGAAAACCCACGTGCAATGGTGTCGCGTGGGAAATGCGCTGCTCGTGCGGCGCGAACTGGTTCCTACCGCGCCTCTCGCTCGTGGCAACGGTTGCCACGGCGCATGGTGGCCAGGTGCCAACGCCTTGATAGCCTAGCCGAGCCGGGCGCAACATTCGCATGGGCCGCCTTCACTGGTGGCCCCTTTCTTTGCCTTGCGACGGCGCATATCCGATGCGGCGATCGCCGCGCCGGTGCGGGTCGGCAACCCAAAAGGGTGGTCGGGGCTGCCCCCTTAATGATAGACCCACACAAAATTTCCCCGGATTTTCCCTTTCCGCCATCGCCCCGTACGTGCCGCGCTTGACACCCCACGGCGCGACATGGTATAATGCGGGCACGACTCTCAGGGGAGTACAACATGGCCGAAAATCCCTGGGCACAGACAACCCACGGCGGCTACCGCGAAGGGGCCGGCCGCAAAAAGCGCCCGGTCAGCATCGTCGAGGCCGTCGCCAAGCTCTCCCACGGCGCCCAAGACTACCTCGACCTGCTCGACGGCGTCGCGCGCGGTGAGTCACCCGGCGACGGTAAAGTGCGCGTCGTGGACCAACTGGACGCCATAAAGCTCCTCCTGGGCTACATGTATGGCAAGCCGGTCACGCCCACCCAATCCGACAACAAGCATGACGTTACCCACCGCCTGGCACCCGGCGCCACACTAGAGGAATTGGAGGCTGCACTTGAGTCAGCGCCCGATAGCCGCCCTGAAGACACTGACGAAGTACGAGATTAAGTGCGAACTCGCCAAGCGTTCCTTCCTGCATTTCCTCGACTTCGTCTACATCACGCAGCCCTCGCTCGACAGTAAGGGCGGCGAGCGCATCAAGTTCGAGAAGTGGCCGCACCTCGTCGACGCCGCCGCGCACCTCGAATCCGACCGCCTGCTCGTCGTCCCCAAGCCGCGCCAAATTGGTTGGTCGTGGGTGCTCGCCGCGTGGGCCGCCTTCTGCACCCTGTTCAACCCGAACTTCAAGACGCTGCTCTTCTCCCAAGGCAAGGACGAGGCCTACGACCTCCTGAGCAAGTGCACCTACATCTGGGCGAACCTGCCGCCCGAACTGCAAACGCCGCGGACCAACGACGGCCGGCAAGCCCTCGAGTTCGGCCCCGAGTGGTGGATTCGCGCGTTTCCCTCGACCATCAAAGCCGGCCACGGCAACACCGCCGGTCTCGTCATCTTCGACGAGGCAGACTTCCACGAGTACCTCGAAGAAGCCTACGCCGCCGTCAAGCCGACCGTCGACGACCTAGGGGGCCAGCTCATCATGGTCTCCAAGTGTAACGGCATGACCCCGATGTCCTTCTTCAAAGAGAAAGCGCGCGGCGCGCCGGACAACGGCTTCACCTGCCTGTTCTACCCCTACAACGTGCGCCCGAACCGCGACGAGCAGTGGTACAATGAAACCCTCGCGACCTACAAGGACATCTACGACTTCCGGAAGAACTACCCGCGCACGCTCGAGGAGGCTCTTGAGCCGCCCCAGGAGATGCAGGTCATCACCAAGGAACTCATCAAAGCCTACCGCGGTGAAGCGCGCGACCCCGTACTCGCCGACGGCATCACCAAAGTCTGGCAGCACTACGTCCCGGGCCGCAAGTACATTGCGGGCACCGACGTCTCCCACGGTGTCGGTCTCGACAAGTCCGTCACCGCCATCATCGACCTCGCGACCGGCGCGGTCATCGCCGACGTCGTCTCCCGCTCCGTCGAGCCGCTGCAATTCACCGTCGAGTCGCTCGCCCTCCTGCGCAAGTACGGCCAGCCCGTTTGGGTCATCGAGGACAACGACTGGGGCCGACGCGTCATCGACCGGGCGCTCGCGCTAGACTACCCGCGCGTGTTCTACCGCTCCAAGCTCGACGCGGGCTACCGCACCAACGACGCCACGCGCCCCATCGTGTGGGGTAACCTGGTCGACTCGCTCCTGCACCGCACCCTCATCATCCCGAACATGGAAGCGGTCGACGAGATGGCGTCCCTCGTCCGCAATCCCGCCCGGCGCGGCCGCATCGAAGCCGCCCAGGGTTCGACCGACGACTACCTTACCGCCCTCGGCCTTGCCCTCACCTGCAAGGACCACGCAGTGAAGGGCGACATGCCCTACGACCCCAGCAAGCTGCACGGCCACGAAACTAGCACATACAAGTGGGGGAGGCGCCGCCGATAATGCCATACGAATACGACTACGACGAGGAGCGGCCGGACGCCCAGTACATCGAGACGTGCGTGGCGCACCTTGAGGACATCTGGCAGGAAACGCACCGTAATTGGGAGCGTGTCGACCTCTACTACCACCGCGAAGTCGCGTTGTGGAGCGACGATGAACGCGATGCGCGCGGGGACATGCCCGAATACCACCCTGCCCGCGCAACCGCCACCATCGACCACGCCGTCGACTCCCAGCTTGCCTACGAGCCGCGCGTCGAACGCTTCCCGACCTCGTCCACGGAGAAGGATAAGCGCGACGCCGACCACGTCGAGCCCTTCGTCCAGGCCGTCTTCCAGGAAGCCGCGCTCCTCGAGCCCGTCTTGACCTGGAAGCAGGTCGGCAAGCACCTCCTCATGTACGGTTACTCCGTCGTGGAGGGCCCCGTCCTCGCGACCGGCGGCCGGCCCGATAAGCCCAAGCGTAAGCGCAGCGAGTCCGACGAGGCCTTCGAGCACCGCATGACGCTGTGGCAGAACGCGTACAAGACGTGGATGCCCTTCCGCATCCGCGCGCCGCACCCGGCGCACGTCCTACTCGAACCCACCAACAAGCGCCCACGCGAAGGCGTCAAGGTCGTCGACCGCTACGCCATCGACGTTGAGCGCCTCAGCAAAGAGCGCATGAAGCGCAAGCAGAAGGACGCCTTCGTCAAAGAGTTCGAGGCCGACGACGACCCCTACCGCCTGGTCCACTGCTACGAGTACTGGTCCTACGAGTGGCACGCGCTCATGGCCGACAATGACCTAATCTTCGTGGAGCCCAACACCTGGGGTTACCTGCCCTTCAAGCACGCCTTCGCAGGTTTCGGCCAGTTGCGCACCAACTCCCGCAGCGTCGAGGTCAAGTACCTCGCGGTCGGCCTGATCGACCCCATCATGGACTCCCTCAAGCTCCAGGCGCAAGCCCTGAGCGGCATCCACAACACGCTCATCGATGCCTCCTTCCCCGACCGCTACGTGCGCGGCAACGCGGAAGACATCCGCAACCAGAAAGCGCGCGGTGCCCGCTATATCCAGCTCGGGCCCAACGACGCCGTCGACTTCGAGGCCCCGCCCGCAATCACCCGGTGGATGTTCGAGGCTGAGAAGCTGGTCGACTTCGACATCGAGTACGGCACGTTCTCGCGCAACCTCGCCGGCCTGCGCCAAATCGGCACCTACACCGTCGGGCAGACCGCCATTCAGATGAACGCCGCCGAGAAGAAGTTCATCGCGACCGGCCAACAGATGGAGCACCTCGCCACCGCCGTCGGCCAGGACATCCTCCGTTGCGTCGAGCTCCTCGACGAGCCACTCACCGTGCGCGGCCATACCATCCGGCCGTCCGACATCTCGCACGACTACTCCCTCGAGGTCAAGTTCGAGATTATCGACCCCGTCCTCGAGCTCCAGCGTCGCCAGGTCCTCGCCGGCGAAGTCCAGTCCGGCCTTGCCTCCCGCACGAAGTTCTGGCGCGAGACTAAGGAACCAAACGCGAGTGAAGAGAAGCTGAACATCCTCTACGACGAACTCTTCCGCGACCCCACCATCCGCCAGGCCTTCGTCCAGGAAATGGCGCGCAAGTTCGGCCTCATCCCACTGCTTGAGCAAGCGCAGAAGCAGAGGCAGGAGCCCAGCGGCCTCGTCAGCCCGAACGGCGAACCGCTCGGTCCATCCGGCCTTACCCCCAGCGTGCCAAACCCGACCCTCCGCTCCCAACCCGGTGCCGGGGCACCGCCGAGCGACGTAGGAGGCTACTAACATGTGGCTGAAGAACGAGTTCCAGGTCGTCTTCGACCGCCTGCTCGATGACTTTAGGCAAGTCTACGCCGACGCGAGCAAGAGCGACGCCGTCCCATTCGGCCAAGAGCGCATCCCGCCGCGCCAACTGCGCGCGTACCTCGGCCGCATGACCACCGAGCAGCGCCGTGCCATGATCGATAACCCGGACAGCCGCGCCGCACTCCTCAACGCACTGAAGAAGGGGTAATACAATGCCGCAGAAAGCAGAACCTAAGAAAGCAGAACATCCGCCCTTTGAACTCCGACAAGTCGGCAATAAGTGGCAGTTTAATGCTAACCTTGGTAGGGGGTGGCAGGACTT